CTTAATTGAAAAATAAAGAGATGTTGCACAAAGTTATACAAATAGATTTATAGATTATATGAGTTTTAATCAATCTTTATTTCCAGAATATAATACGAATTCAAACGCTGATGTATATCCAGATAAAGATGCAAATTTTACGGGATGGGTTTTATAATTATGAGTGTAAAAGAAACATATAAACCAAAAGAAACTAATGTTAAAAAATTAGAAGTATTTTTAAATAAATTAGAAAAACAAAAAGAGTTATGAGTTTAAATTTTTCACATATAAAAGGAGATACATTTGAAGCAGTTAATTTTGCAGTTGTAAAAAATGCGGTTGCATTAAGTTTAACAGGAGCTGTTATTAAAATGCAATTAAAAAAAGAATGTAACGGAGTTGCTATTTTAGCATTTACTTCTGTAGCTTCTGCTGGAATAACAATTACAAACGCTGCTGGAGGTTTATTTAAAATTAACCAACAGATTATAAATATTCCTGAATTTAATTATATTTACGATATACAAATAACATTTGCTGATGGAACTGTTAAAACTTGGGTAGAAGGTAATTTTGTTGTTAAATGCGATATAACAAGATAGTATGCCAGATAATGTAAATATAACCGTAAATGAAACTATTGAAAGTATAGTTATTAATCCTTCTATTTCTACGGATGTTATAGATTTTAATATTACTTCTACTACTGAATCAGTAACAATTGATGTAACACCAAATTTAACTACTGTTAACATTAATAGTATTTCAGGTTCACCTGTTACAAAAACTTCAGATTTAATAAACGATGGTGAGGATGGTGTTCATCCATTTATTACATTAGAAGATATTCCGGCAGTAACTGGGTTTGTTCCTTATACAGGTGCAATCCAAGATGTTAATTTAGGAGAGTTTGGATTACAAACTGGAAATATTGAATTTGATATTACACCAACAAATGCACCAACGGGAGTTGGCTCAATGGTTTGGAATGATACAGCTGGAACTTTAGATTTAAAACTAAAAGGAGGAGCAGTAACTTTACAAATAGGACAAGAAACAGTTGCGAGAGTTGTAAATAAAACAGCTACAAATATAACCTTATTAGAAAGTAATTATCAAATTGTAAGGGTTACAGGAGCGCAAGGGCAAAGACCAAAAGTAGATTTAGCTTTAGCGAATAATGATTTAAATAGTACTACAACTTTAGGATTAGTTACCGAAACAATTTTAAACAATGAAGAGGGTTTTATAACCACTAGCGGACAAGTTCAGGAAATAAATACAACAGGAAGTTTACAGGGTGAAACTTGGACCGATGGTGATGTATTATACTTAAGTGGTACGGTTGCTGGTAGATGTACTAATATTAAACCTATTGCACCTATTCACACGGTAATAATTGGTTTTGTAGAATATGCACACGCTATTCACGGTAAAATATTTGTAAAAGTCGATAATGGTTATGAATTAGAGGAGTTACACAATGTTAGTGCAATAGCTCCAAATAATAATGAGGTTTTAACTTATGACACTCCAACATTATTATGGAAGCCTAAAACAATAGCCACAATTTTAGGTTATACACCTTTTCAATTACCTTCATTAACTTCAGGTTCAGTATTGTTCTCAAATGGTACGACAATAGCACAAGATAACGCAAACTTTTTTTGGGACGATACAAATAATAGGTTAGGGATTGGAACGAATGCACCTGCTGTTACATTAGATGTTAATGGTACAGGTAGATTTATAAATGGTTTAAGGTCGAGAGATGTTGGGATTGGTTATGGATTATGGGGGCAAAATGCTTTGGAGATTGGAACAAATGGAAGTCATTTTATAATACAAGCTACAAACGGAGGTAATACTTCAGTTGGTTCAGTTACTGATTTAGGTGCAAAATTTGGAATTAAGGCAGTTGGAGCATTATCAACGGATATAGCTTTTCGAGTTAGGAATAGTGCTGATACTGCTGATTTATTAAGCGTTGGTGGAACAGGTATTTTAACAGTAGGAGGAACAGGAAATGCGGCAACTATAAATTTAGCACGAAACTCAAATGGTGGTATAATGGGTGCTATTATACAGGGAGATGATATTACAAGGTTTTATAATTATCAAGGTTCTGGTTTTGATTTTTTTGTAGCTGCTGCAACAACTACTCAAAGAGCATTTATAAAAAGTACAGGAGTTGGAATAACAGGAACAGGTGGAGGAACTTTTACTTTAGATGCAAGTGCTTTATTACAAGGAAATTCTACAACTCAAGGTTTCCTTCCTCCAAGAATGACAACTACACAAAAAAACGCAATAGCATCACCTGCAAGTGGTTTAGTAGTTTATGATACTACATTAGGAAAATTATGTGTAAGAGGTGCGGCAAGTTGGGAGACAATAACAAGTTTATAAAATATACAAATGGGATTATTAGTAAGTGCTACAGCAGAAAAAAAGATTTTAATTAAAGGTACATCAATTGAATTGCCAAACGTTTATATTCGCTTAGAATATGCAGCAAGAGCAAACGGAACAACATTGGAAGTAGCAGCAACAACTTACGCAAGTAAAGAGGCGTTTAAAGATGGTGCAGGTGCAATATTTACCGATGTTCAACAAGGTAGTTTTATTGCTGAATTGCAAGAAGGTCAAACTCAAGATTTAGCGAGTGCAGAATTGTACTCAAAATTGGCTTTTGAGCAAATGGGATATTTAGTTCAACAATTTTAACTATCTTTGTAAAAAAAATAAAATAAAATGAAACAAATAACACAAGAAGAATTAGAATTATTACAAAAAACACATTCTAATTTTAATAACGCTAAGTTAAGTTTAGCAGATACTGAAATAGCTACTAAACAGTTAGAAGTAAAAAAAACAAGTATATTTTCTGAACTTGAGCAAATTTCTAATCAATTTAAAGAGTTAGAAGCTACTATGGTTGAAAAATACGGAAATGTAAGTATTAATCTACAAACAGGAGAAATAAATGACTAAGATAAGCCAATACCCAGAAATATCAATACCTACACTTGATGACCTACTAATAGGGACTGATGTAGAGCAATCTAACGAAACTAAAAACTTTAGTATTCAAAGTATTATTGATTTATTACTAGAAAGTGGTGTTAGCGGAACATTTACTTCGTTAGATGAAAAAACCATTACAGTAACTAATGGATTGATAACTAATATAGTATAAAGATGGATATCCGTAAAATATCAATCGGATCTGACTATAAAAGCGCAATGAATTATATTCAAGACCAAAAGGTATTAGGTGACTCACATAAGATTCACCTAATATTTTTTGATGAAGATAAAAATAGTTTTAAGGTTTGGATAGAAAATGAATCTCTTGAAGTTCTTTTATGGAAAGAGTTTAATTCTAACATGCCCGTATCTGTAGAATATAATATAAACTTCTAAATGAAGTCTCCTTATTGCTTTATCGTAAAGCCATTAGATGGTAAGCGGTATAATAACACTAAAGAAGTAGGTGGTATCAGCTTAATAGTAAGTACATCTCAGGAGGACCATACGGTTTCAAATAGGATAGGAATAGTTGAAAGCACTCCTATAGGGTATACTGGAGAGATAGTTCCTGGAGATTTACTATTGGTACATCATAATGTATTCAAGCTATATTATGATATGAAAGGAAACGAAAAGAGTGGAGCTAGTTATCTTAAAGATGATTTATTTATGGTAGATAACGAACAATTCTTTATGTATTTTCATAATAATAAATGGAGTGCTCACTCTAAATATTGCTTTATAAAGCCAGTAAAATCAAGGGAGTCAATAATATATAAGAACACACTAGAAGAGCCCTTAATTGGCACGATAGAGTACATAAATCAAGAGTTACTAGACCTAGGTCTAAGTATTGGAAATGAGATTTCGTTTGAGCCAAATAGTGAGTACCCATTTTATATAAATGATGAGAAGCTATACAGAATGCTTACTAAAAATATTACATTAAAATGGAATTAAAATCAATTAAAGAAAGAATTATTGCTGCTGGTTATAAGGCAGTAGACGAGTTAATTAAAATTGCTGAGGATAAGATTCTATCTGGAGGTGATGATGATTTATCTGCTGATAAACTCAAGAACGCAGCAGCTACAAAGCGCTTAGCAATCGAAGATGCCTTTCAGATTCTAAATAGGATAGAACTAGAGCAAGAAAAACTAATTGACGAATCCGTTGTAAAAACTGAACCTAAAGTACAAGGATTTGCAGAAAGAAGATCAAAATAGTATATACAGGATAGTCCAAGAACATGTACCTAAGAGTGTTATTGTAGTAAAGAACAAGAGCAAGACTTGGGAGTATGGCTATAATGAGAAGTATGATATGGTGGTTATATCTAAGGATGGAACCATTGGAGATATTTATAGTATTAGTGGACTACTAGTTGCACTACCATCAACACCAGAAGATGTTTATAAACGAGATAATAAGAAAGAGAACCAGTATTGGCAACCATCTGAGTATCCAAGGGAGCTTAGTAATATCAAGACTATATTCAACTGGCATACTATGCCTAAGAATTTTAAGGATGAGTGGGTTGACTATATAGAGGGAGAGTTTGATAGAAGGGATCACGGATTTTTCTTTATGAACAATGGCGTTAAAACTTATATCACAGGATCTCATTATATGTACCTACAGTGGACCAAGATTGATGTTGGACTCCCAGACTACCGAGAGGCAAATAGGATATACTTTATATTTTGGGAAGCCTGTAAGGCCGATAACCGTTCATTTGGTATGGTGTACCTAAAGATTAGACGTTCTGGATTCTCGTTTATGGGATCTAATGAGTTATCTAATACTGGGACACTTGCCAAAGATGCAAGACTTGGCATCCTATCAAAGACTGGTAATGATGCTAAGACAATGTTTACCAATAAGGTAGTTCCTATTATTAGTAACTATCCCTTCTTCTTCAAGCCTATCCAGGATGGTATGGATAAGCCAAAGACAGAACTAGCATTTAGAGTTCCTGCGGCTAAGATTACCAAGAAGAATATGTATGAAGATGCAGATTCTGATATAAGAGGTCTTGATACTACAATTGACTGGAAGAACACGGCAGACAATAGTTATGATGGTGAGAAATTACTACTACTCGTACATGACGAATGTTATGCTCCAGATACTTTAATACTAACTGAGAATTTAATATTTAAAAAAATATCTGAAATAAATATTGGAGATAAGGTAATTGTAGAAGGTGGTAAATTAAAAACAGTTGTAAAAAAGACTTCTGGAATAACAGATAGGTATATCGTAAAACAACCATACGGAGAAGACTACATAGTTACAAAAAATCATAGATTAGTGTTTAATCAATATATAAATAAAGAAAAAGGACACAAGGAAGTTATACTTAATCCAGAAGAATATATTAATTCATCTGGCTTTAGAAAACAACACTTAACTAGAGTTACGTCTAATGGGATTCAATTTAAAGATAAGGATATAACTATACCTCCGTATTTATTAGGATTATGGCTTGGAGACGGAAGGCAAGGCGCATTTACTATACTTGTAAATAAATACGAGGAGCCAGAAATACTTCAATATTTAGGAAGAATGGCTGCTAATATGGGTATAGAATATGATTTAAAAAAATCTACATGTGAAAAAATAGTTGAATTTGCGTTTAAAAAAATAAATTCAGAATTAAGAAAAATAAATGTTTATAATAATAAACATATTCCAGAATCTTATATGAACTCTTCTATAGATACAAGATTACAGTTACTTGCTGGATTAGTAGATACGGATGGGTATTCGGACAAAAAGAAAGGCGTTATTGAATTTGGAATGAATAGAAAAGGTCTTATAGAACAAATAAGATTAATAGCTTTATCATGTGGTTTATCGTGTTCTAGGGTAATGCATAAAAAAAGTAATTTTAATACAGATACCTACAGAGTTTTTATATCTGGAGATTTATCCATCATACCTATACTAACAATTAAAAAAACATTTGAAGATTATACTCCTATTACTACTGGTAGAAGAAATAAGGTTGACGTAGAGTACTTAGATAAAGGCGAATATATAGGAATACAAGTTGATTCTGAAGATGATGAAGGAAGGAAATTAATACTTTCTGATTTTACAATAAGTATGAATTCTGGTAAATGGATTAAGCCAGATAACATCTTAAATAACTGGCGTGTAACAAAGACCTGTCTTAGATTAGGTTCTAAGATTATTGGAAAGTGTATGATGGGTTCAACACCTAACGCGCTTGAAAAGGGAGGGGCTAACTTCAAGAAGTTATACGAAGAATCAAATGTAAGTACACGTAATGCCAATGGTCAGACAAAGTCTGGTATGTACTCTTTGTATATACCAATGGAGTGGAACTTTGAGGGATATATAGACAGATATGGAATGCCAGTATTCAGAAAGCCAGAAAAACCAGTGCTTGGTATTGATGGACAGATGATATCTAATGGTGCCATTGACTATTGGGAGAACGAGGTTGCTTCATTAAAGAGTGACGCTGACGCACTTAATGAGTTCTATAGACAGTTCTCAAGAACAGAGTCTCACGCCTTCAGGGACGAGAGCAAGTCATCAATATTCAACCTAACAAAGATATACCAGCAGATCGACTATAACGACTCGTTAATTAAGGACAGAGTTCTTACGCGCGGATCATTCAGCTGGTTAAACGGAGAGAAGGATACCAAGGTGATATGGACTCCAGATCCAAGAGGAAGATTTAACGTTTCTTGGATACCAGAACGTAACCTGCAAAATGCGATTATTAATAAGAATGGAATGAAGTATCCTGGGAATGACCATATTGGCGCCTTTGGATGTGACCCCTATGATATATCAGGTACTGTAGGAGGTGGAGGTTCGAACGGATCTCTTCACGGACTTACAAAGTTTAATATGGACAACGCACCAAGTAATCATTTCTTTCTGGAGTATATTGCAAGGCCACAGACGGCAGAGATATTCTTCGAGGAGGTACTGATGGCGTGTGTATTTTATGGTATGCCTATCCTGGTTGAGAATAATAAGCCTAGGCTACTGTATCATTTCAAGAACAGAGGCTATAGAGGATTTTCTATGAATAGGCCAGATAAGCACTATAATAACCTCTCTAAGACAGAGAAAGAGCTTGGAGGTATTCCTAACTCTTCTGAGGATGTTAAGCAGTCTCACGCGTCTGCGATTGAGTCGTATATTGAGAAGTATGTAGGACTAGACTTGGAGGGTACGTATAGAGACTCTGATGAGATGGGGTCAATGTACTTCACACGAACAATTAACGAATGGTCAAGGTTTGATATAAACAATAGAACGAAGTTTGATGCTGCAATTAGCTCAGGATTAGCTATAATGGCTAATCAAAAAAATGTGTATGCACAAGTCAAAAAAGAATCGAAAATTATCTTTAACTTTGCAAAGTATAATAATAGCGGAACACATAGCGAAATAATAAGATAAATGAAGGACGTAAAGATAAATGTATCTCAAGTAAATTTTCCTGATCAATTTGCAACAGATAAAGAGAAGGAAACTATTGAGTATGGTTTACAAGTTGGGAACTCTATATTATATGAGTGGTTTAAGAAGGACAGTCATGGATGTAGATTTTATGATCAACGTTCTAATTTTCATAGATTACGTCTATACGCTCGTGGAGAACAATCAGTTGGAAAGTATAAGAACGAACTATCTGTAGATGGTGATTTAAGTCATTTAAATTTGGACTGGACTCCTGTTCCAATTATACCTAAATTCCTTGACATTGTAGTTAACGGAATGACTGACAGAATGTTTAAGGTTAAGGCGTATGCACAAGATGCTATGTCTACTGATAAACGAAATAGATTTCAACAGGCAGTTCAGACCGATATGGCTGCAAAGGATTTACTTCTTCAAGTAAAGGGGCAGTTTGGAATTGATGCATTTGATACTCCTCCAGAAGAACTTCCAGAGACAGACGATGAGCTTTCATTGTTCATGCAGATAAACTACAAGCCCGCTATTGAAATAGCTGAAGAACAAGCAATTAACACAATCTTTGACGATAATAAGTATAACGATATTCGTAAGAGTGTTGATTTAGATATTGCTACATTAGGAATAGGTATGGCTAAGCACATGTTCTTACCTGGTGACGGAGTTAGAATCGAGTATGTGGATCCAGCAAATGTTATCTATAGCTATACAGAGAACCCATACTTTAACGATTGTTTCTATTGGGGAGAGGTTAAGACGGTTCATACGACCGAACTCATGAAGATTGATCCAACACT